GTGCCGGTATCTCAGCCCGATGACGAGCGGTTGCCCGACGCGAGCAGGCTCTGGATCGACCGGCCGGCAGCCGGGGCGCAACGACCGTTCGCCGGCCGGGAGATCGGCGAAGTAGAACTCGCGGGACGCAAGTGCCGTGTGCTGCTCGCCGACGGCGCCGGGCCAGTCGATTGCGATATCGACGAGACGAACGGCATGCGCTCGGCCGGTGCGGAAGGTGAAATCGTCCGCTTCGAATTCGAGGGGCACCGCTACGTGCTGGTGGCCGAAGCACGCCGCCGCCGGGATGCCGCGCCGCCCGGCGACAATCCGTCAGGCATCGACATCGGCCGGCTGTTGAGCAGCCGTGAAATGCAGGTGGTTCAGTTGGTCTGCATGGGTTTCCTGACCAAACAGATTGCCGATCGCCTGCATATCAGCGAGTTCACCGTGCGCTCTTATCTGAAAACGATCTACGCGAAGCTGGGGGTGCGGTCACGCGCCGCATTGGTGTTTCGCTTCATGAAGACGTTCAATGCGGACGCGCCGTTCAGGGAGTGAAAATGAAAAAACCTGCGAGGCGTCGGCTGTCGCGGGTTTTTTGCATGTTCCGGGTCGGGGCGGAACTTTGTGTGGTGCGTGAGGCCGGGTTCGAACTCCCTTGCAAATAAAGGCTTCTGCTGCCTCATGGGAGTTTTTTGGGGAGAAATTCGATAGTCGAGCAAGGACTCGAACCGACGCGCATCATGCGCCCCGTCGAGGCACTGGCGGCCAATCAACGGAACCCGCCGCAGCGGGCTTTTGAGTCTCACCCGCCCCGGTCTTGACTACACTCATATCTCGCCAAGAAGCGGCAACAGATCCAATGAAATAAGCCGCGCCTCGATATTGTGTGCCGCAACCAAATGCTCTTCGTTGTCGACGGAGAACACCTCATCCTTGATGCTGACAACAATCGTGCCGAGCCGCTTCTTGCCATCCGCAGAGAAGACGGCAATGAGTTCCTGCGCCTCCGGGACTTGCTCGGCGGTAAGTTCGACAGGCAGATACAGCATCCACCCGACGCCGGGACGATCATCAAACGCCTGCTTTTGCTCATAGCCGTCAGGCGCAGCAGTGACAACAGCGGGTGAAAACTCCAGCACAATCTGCTTCACGACGGCGACGACGTGCTCCTTCTTCTCTGCGAAAGCGCCTCGTGCGCCAACCGTAACCGTGTCAGGAAAGTCTCCACCACACGCAAAGACCGTGATCGACGCGCCAACGTCATCGACCGCACCACCATCCCATATCCCAACAGTCGATCCGATTTCGCCACGGTATTCACTTTCCAGCGCCTCTAGCGCCGTGTTACTCGGCTGACCGTCCACCTGATAAACCTCACTACGCCGAGCCTCTTCTAGAGAATCCCCTTTCATCCGCCAGTTTGGCCGCGCAAGCGCCGGTTCGCCTGCCGCCATCACGTCAATGATTGCACCTGTCTTGGTCAAAATTTGAGCGAAGTCCGTTGCGGCGACCCCTCCACTCCTGATAATGGCTTCAAATTTCATAGCGGTATCTTACGGAAGATATTCTGACTCGATTGACATCAACCTAAGCAACTTCGACATCTTTTGATACGTCAGTGGACCCTGAAAATAATACCTTAACCGGGTCGGCGGATTCGGCTTCACTATGCGCGCACGTTTGCGCGCCTGATCCCCCATCCGATCGAGCCCCTTAAAAAATTCGTCCGACTTCGGAATCGACCCATCAAGGAACTGATCGTAGTTCCCCTTGGCCTCTTGTAACAGGCACTCATTTGGCCTGAACCCGTCGAACTCGATTCCTAACCACTCCCACTCGTCACTCCATCGACAATTTTCAGTATCAAAGGCGAAGCCGGTCACACGGGCTTGATAGCGATACGCCGGCCAGTTGACGCCGTGATTGTTTCGCACGAGCACGCCGGTCTGCTCCGGCGGACACTTCTTGCAAGGCTCCGTAGAGTCGGCTGTAGTCCGCGATTCCGCTTTCGTCTTCGCCTGCTCATCCATCTTGCTAACGTCGCCCCGCATGCTACCGATCCCCGCTACCGCCGTCCCTCCCAATAAAGCGCTTCCAATAGCTGACAATGCCGGCCCCACTTCCGCCGCTACGGCTATCAATAGGGGGATAAACGGTGCTGCCATGTGGGACTCCCTTCAAGCTATCTGGATGTTGTGATCGCCAAGTGACTTCTTGGACGTAGACATGAAAACGTTCATCGGCACTACGGCCGGGCTTCGTGAGCCAAGCCCGCGTCGCGGGTTTCGCGTAGAAGCCCGGCGAATAAGCCTCGACCTTCAGGAACTGGACGAGGTGCTCGCTGTCCTTGATGCCGACCGAGCGCGCGGCCTGATATGCGTCCCACAATCGGTTGGGTAGATCGATGTCCTGCGCCAAAGCAGGATCGGCCTTGATTAGATCGCGACGCACGCCGTCAACGAAGTTGCGGGCCTCGCCCGCAGCGAGCGCCGAAAGATGGGCGGGTGTGAGATTAAGCGGCATGAGGATGCACCCTGAATAGCTGTCCGTCGATCTCGATCAACCAATCGAATGTCGGGGAAAAGAACATCGTCCGCTCGGTCGGACTGAGTGCAGGCGCGAAGTGGCGCATCACGCGCGCATCGTAGTAGCGCAGCATCACGGATCGACCATCGGGCAGCGTGCCGTCCAGCCGCTCGCGAAGCTCCACCGCAAGCTGACGTGGCTGATAAGCGCTGATGATCCAGCTCACCCCATACTCACCTTGGGCCAAGCTCGTCAACACATCGCGCGTTGCGCTGTCCGTCCGCTCGCAATCGAAGAACCACGGGCCGGCATCCGCAAGCGAAGCGTCCGGTGTGCCATCAAGCAGCGCCAATACCGATTCGCTCGCGCGCACCGGTGCCGAACCGCTCAATTCCGAATACAGCAGACCATCTGCGAGTGCGAATAGGCGAAGCGGAAGGCTCGCGCGCGCCTGCCACGAAGAGAAAATGACCTGAATACTCACAGCGCGTCACCCGCGAACGACCATTGACGCTGCATTCTTAGCGGCAGCAAGCATGCAGGAGAGACAGAAGCCCTGCGAAGGCTTCGGCATGCCAGGATCAAGCACCATACGCCCACCATCTGCGGCAAAGCCCATGCCGAGAAGTTCGTGCGACTCAAAGCTCTGATACATGGTGTCCTGCGAAGCGATCATTGTCGGGCGCGGACTGCAACCGCACGCGACTTCATCGCCCTCTAGGGCTGCTTCAAACCCCAACAGATCACCCGGCCAGCGCGGCCCTTTGGCGACGATAACGCCAATCTGCTTGCATGCCGGACAGATTACTTTCGCGCCGACATGAGTAAGCCCGCGCCCTTCGCAAGTCATCGTTGGAATCGCGTCTTGAGCAATGCCGCCGCTGGTCGAATGATCCCCTACACGAAGATAGTTTCGCTTCAATTGCTGGCCCTCTCGGTTTCTTTGTTCCGACTAATACCCGACACGGGGTCGTTTGTCGAGAGGCGTGCGCCAGCTTGACCAAATGTGACATTTAGCCAGCCCTCAAGCCCCGTACAATTGGCAGGTAAATTTACCTTAGGTATTGACCTCGGAGCAAATAATCATCAGAATGCAGGTCTGTTTAAACGAACTCGATAGGACTGCGAAATGGCGTTACCGGCACAATCGGAAAGCGTAAAGCTCAACCGCGAGACATGGCTCAACAGCATGGCGGCGCTCATGGCTCCGCGCTTCGCGGAACTCGGAAAGCCCCTCCCGAAGTTTCGCGTAACGATTGGTTGGACGAGCGGCGGGAAGAACGACAATGCGACCGGCGAATGTTGGTCGCCCCGCGTGAGCGAAGATGAGCACTTCGAGATTTTCTTGACGCCGCGCCGCGCCGACAGCATGGCCGTTGCCTGTACGCTCGCGCACGAACTGACGCATGCAGCGGTCGGGCTCGCAGAGGGGCACAAGGGCGAGTTTGCGCGCGTTGCACGGGCTCTTGGCTTCACGGGCCGGCTCACCCATGCACAACAGCCGCCAGCCCTTCAGGCGTGGATTCAGCCCATGATCAACAAGCTGGGCGTACTACCCCACGCCGCAATCATGCCGGACAGACCGCGTGCGCCGATTGACCTTTCGGCACTCTTGGGCGACACGAAGCCCGTCGAGGATGGGGATGGGGACGGCGGCGACGAAGGCACCGGCAAGGCCGAGCCGCTGAACAACAAGCCGCCGCGCCAGTCGACCCGCATGCATAAGACAGAGTGCACTGAGTGCGGATACACGGCCCGCGTATCGGCCAAATGGTTAAAGGTTGGCGCGCCCCTGTGCCCGGCCGGACACGGCCCGATGGAGTACGACGTGGGCGCGGTCGCGGGTGACTGAATCCGGACTTAACGACGTGGTGGTGGCGGAATTTGCAGAAGCTGATTCAAGCCATACTCCGAACTTGCCCCTTGTGCAAATGCGTTTTGCCCTTGAATCAGTGCAGCCAACGCGTTCAGTCGACTTGCCGGCTGCTTGGCTTGAAGCCAATCCCGCATTTTTACGACAACGATGTCGCCTTCGTATTGAGACGGCGCACCGAGTATATTTGTATAAACAGGATACGCGAACTGCTTGTATTCGTCAGTTAAGTTTTGATACACGACATTTGCAATTTGAACTGGCAGGCGTCCGCCTTTGTTGCCCTGATGACAAAGATTTGATGCCTCATTCACCACGTTACCCATCCAGACAACATCATTAAGACCGGAACCACTGAATCCAGATTTTAGCATCAGGGCTCGACCGTATGATATGCCAATACCGCAGCGAATTGCACTGTACCCCTTTTGCTCCAACCTCCAGTTTAGGTGCTGAATTAACGAATTAAGCGCCCCAGCCGCGAAAAACACCCCATTAATATCAACCTTGCATGGCGTGTTAAATATTCCACTAACACAATCGCCAGCGATAAAAATCTCCTTGCATTCTTCGAAGCAATTTAATACCGCAATGCACTCGCTGATATACGCGCGATATATCTTTCCGAGGACGGGCGTGTTATGCAACTCAGGCAGCCTAGAGCTATCCCGTATATCGATGAAAATAGCCGTGCAGTTTACATAGAAACCGTTGGTGTATGTGAGCCGTGATCGGTCTGGAATGCTTTCCACTTCTTCATACGCCCCCGCCGGGGCATCCAGAATTTCTCGAAGGCGAGAATCACTGTCATCGAAAATATAATCGCGATTATTGGTTTGCATATTTCACCCCAATGCCCGACAGAGAACATCGACCACCGTAAAAATAAGCGCAGCAATCCAGAACCCCGCTGCGTACATAACACCATTATTCTTTATCATTGCAACGTGACTTATCGCGTGATGCTGCTCCAGCGCCTCCCTAACTAGATCAGCGTCACTCATTGCAATGACATCGTTAACAAAGCGTGCGCCATCGCCTTCGGCGTACTGGCTCGCAACGTAACCATAGAATGAAATGTGCGGAACTGTTGGCTTGGTATCGAGCTTAATCCTTGGAAAGACAGTCAGCATTGCGACAAGCAACGAAGTAAACGCAAGCACTGATGCAACGTATGCAAGCGATTTGATCCATTGCGACTGATAATCCGGAAGCTTCGCGCTAGTCCAAATAAACGCTAGAAGCGCCCCATTTATTGCAACCAAAAATCCCGCCTTCGCATCCAGTGCGGTAATCCACTTGCGGGACGTGTCCGCCATCGCTTGAAACGTTTTTATTTGATCGCCTTCCGTCATATATCCCCCAATCACGCCCCCGTGTCGCAGCATTGCCGTCTGGTCTGTGAGAATCACTTTTGCTTACGGCATGTACGGCCTGATTACGACACCAAATGTTCTGCCCCCGATATTGTTGCCACTCGCGGCAAGCCCTCGTCTTTCGCTCTTCGGCCTGCTGGATTATCGGCGCACCGAGACACTCGGGCAATCGCCGCGCATGCAGTTTTGCGGGGAAAGGCAAATTGCAAAAAAGCCCGCGCTAGGCGGGCTTCGCTTCATCGGCTGGCGGTCAGCGCGTCGTAGTCTGCTGCACACTCGTTTCCGGCGATTCTTGCCCGGTCAAGTGCGCTTGCCAGCGCTTCATTTCGCTCGACAGATTCCCCGAACACGTCGGCAAGCAAAACGACGGTGTCGGTTCCTGCCGAGCCGTCGCCGGCAGCGGCGGAACGCGCGCGGGCGACGAGGGAATCGACCGTACCGCGCAGGCTTGCAGCAGTAGCACGAGCGACAAACTCAGCAGCCAGAGCCGCGTCGCGTTGAGTCTTTGCATTGTTGGCATTCTCCGTTTGTTGATCGACTCGCCGCTGCTCCTCTTTCCGCGCCGCCGTTACGGCATCCGCCAGCGCGTTCGCGTTGTCCAGCTTCATCGCGGCGACCTGCCGATCCTTCGCGATGTACACCACCCCGCCACCCACCATCAGCCCCACCAGAAAAACCGCTACGGCCTCCTTGATCCACTTCACGCTATTCCCCCAAGCATGCGGCGCGCTCCTTCATGCGCCGCGTATAAATGCCGTAGCAGCCATTCGCGCGCACGCTACAGTCGATCCATTTACCACCGCGCCGAAGAAGCGCCCATTTCGGATAAAGCTCACACGCGGCCGGGAAGTCTCGCCGCTTGTATGCCTCCATGATGGACGGCGGCTCACCGGGTCGGCTGGCTCGCGCCCACGAACCAAGCCCCCGGTTATACGCATAGTCGACTGCCGCGACCTTTTGCCCGTCCGTCAGGCTGTCGAATCCCGGCACCGTCTTTCGGATGCCGACCGCGTATCCCGCCAGAGAATCCGACAACATGGCCTTGCATTCGGCCAATGTGTACCGCCGCATGGGAACGTTCGTTTCGCCATAGCAGACGGTCGCCAGTGTCCCGGCCAGATTGTCGTTATAGGGCGTCAGGCTCACGCCCTCCGATGCCCCTGTAAGGGCGATTACGGCCGCTGCTGCCGTTGCCCCGATGATCCCCACCACCCCCGCACCGCCGTACCGGTTACTCGTGCTCAACGGTTGCCCCCTCGTCGACCTCACGAGCCACCATTACGTCGCCTGCCTGTGCGCGCTTGTAAACCGCTTCAGCTTCCCGGATGCGCGCCTCTGCCACCTTCGCATCGAGCTTGCTTTTCTTCCACGAAAAATAGGCGTTGAGCGCGAACGTGAGAATCGCCGTCGTAACACCGGCGATGACGCCAATGTCCGTGAGCGTCAACGATGCCCCTACGCCAACCCCCGATCCCGCGTATGCCGCCGCCTCTGTCGGACTGATCTGCATATACCCCCTTGTTTGATTTGGACGCCTTGACGCAACGTCCGCGGGGATCATAGCCAATCAACCGATTATCAGAACGTCGTCCGCTAACGTCCGGCTACGTCCATCGAGGTCTTGTTAGAAGCGGAACCCGGCCACATCGAGAAAGACGCTCGACCAGTCGAGTCGACAGCCGTACTCCATCAGCGTGCCCGTCGGGTTGCCGCCATCCCACGGTAAGCGCCACCACGAATGGGTCGCTCGACCTCCGTTGTGCTGCCAACCATCGATCCACGCGCCGCCGCTTATCGACGATGCTGCCTGTACGGCCGCCGACGCAACCGAGCCCGTCGGGAAGTCATACGCTCGCGTCCAGCCGTGGCCCGGATTGCTCATCGCAAACTGCCACCCGTAGCCCGGCATACCGCCGCCTGCATCAACGGCCATATTGCTGTTGATGAACCCCACCGGAAGCATCTGAGGCGTTAACGCGTCCGCAACCAGTTCGCCGCTTGGGTTCCACACCTTCATGCCGAACGACGACCCACCCGTGAAGCTCGACAGCCGGTCGAACACGAACATCTCAAACGATGCGCCGTTGTTGAGCCCCCAAAACTCAGCAAGCCAGCCGCTTCCGCCGGTATTGCGGCACGCAAGCATCTGCGCAGGGCACGACTCCGACCGAAAAGCCACAACAGGCTGATTCGCTGAGAACGAAAACTCGGCATACGGCACCGTCACGTATTGCATCCTCACCGCGCCGCCCGCGAGCGGAATCGTCTTATTCTGGAGCGTCAACCACAGGTGTTCCTTGAGCCCGAATATCGGCGTATAGCCGTCGATTTGATACGTCGCGTTATCGTCCGTCCTGCACCAGAAACCCGCATCCATCAGAAAACCCCAATCACCAAAAGACCTCCCGTCACTTCTGCTTGTCCGTCCTGCTTACCGCCGTATTGCCACGATACTGTCGCCCCGTTGATCGTGATGCGAGGCGGGCACACATTCCAACTATTCGTTTTCCATCCAAACGTGTGTTCGCGCTGGAACGCGGCGAACAACCGCTGCCCCTGATTCACGAGATTCTGTAACGTGGCGTCAGTGTAGGAACCCGAACCATTGAACTGAGCCGGGATTCCTACGACTGCGACGGGCTTCCCGAGCCGGTGCGTTATGTCGACCATCAGTCGGCCGTCCGCCCCCCAAATGCGAAGCCCTGTTGCCATCTTAGATATTCACCCCCATTGCTACGCGCGGTCGACCTGCGCCGTCATACACCACTACGCGACCCGGCGAGATTTCCGTCCAGCCGCTACCGTTGTTGATCCCATTAAAAGACAGTTCTCCTGACTGCATGTCGATGATAACGCAGGGGCGTCCGTTGCTACCGACGGCCGTTGACTGCAACCGGCCGTGTACGAGCGCGAGATTTACGTGCAGGTTATTCACGATTGCGTCGCTCATGACAACCTGCCCGTTGCTGATCGCAAACGGCGATATGAGCCCGTTACCGTTCGGGTCAACGACCATGAACTTAGACGCCGCGACAACCATAGACGAGTCGCCCGACCCGTCAGCGTTGAGCGTCCACCCGGCCATGACTTTCTGACCATTCGACAGTGCCTGCACTCGAACCGAGTACGTCGCGTTTACTTTCCCCTTCAGGTCGGCGTAAGCGTTCGCGTTCACCTGAATAGCCGCCGCGTTCGCGCCTGCCTGCGCCTGCACATCGTCAATGCGCTTCGATTGCGCCGCGTCCGTCGTCGCCTGCACGGTCGCTTGCGCCTTGATCGCTGCATTGATGCGCGTATCCACATCGCCGCCCGTTCCCACCGAAGCCTGTAGCTGGCTGATCTGCGTTGCCTGCGCCGCGTCAGTGTTCGCCAGTGCCGTGAGCGTGTTTTGCAGCGCCGCGTTTTTGTCGCCAGCCGTAGCCGTCAGCGTGTCGATGCGCGTCGACAGCGAGCTATCGCCGTCTGCTCGTGCTTTCGCCTCGTTCGATACGGCCGCTCCAATGTCCTTTGCAGTCTGTACCGTAAGCGTGTCGACACGCGAGGACAGCGCGCCGTCGCCATCCGCTCGCGCCTTGGCTTCGGTCGTGATCTGCGCTTGAATATCGTCCCCTACCTGCGCTTTCAGAGCCGCGATAGACGCAACCTGCGCCGCATCAGCATCGGCCAGCACTTGCACCTGCTGATCCACAGTCGCCTTGTTCTGCGTCACGGTTGCCGACAGCGTATCGACACGCGAGGAAATGGCGCTATCGCCGTCAGCGCGGGCCTTGGATTCGGTCGCCACGGTTGCCGCAATATCCTTGCCAGTCTGGACCTTCAGAGCCGCGATAGACTCGACCTGCGCCGCATCCGCGTTCGTCAACGCCTGCACCTGCTGCGCGAATGTCGCCGCATTCTGGTCGACCGTAGCCGAAAGCTTCGTGACCGACTTTGCCAATGCTTCGTCAGCCGTCGCGCGCGTTTCCTGTTCCTGCTGAATCTGCGCGGAAATGTTTCCGTTCACGTTCGATTCAAGCGTCGTAATGCGATTCGCCAGCGCTTCATCGCCGGTCACGCGCACCCGCATCTCGTCCTGAACCATCGCCTTAAGCTCGCCGGTCGCCGTCACGACCTGCGCCGCTACGCCGCGAATGTCGGCCGCCAGCGCTTCGTCGCCGTCCGTCCGCGCCTCTTGCTCGCTGTACACGCCCGCATACATTTCATCCCCTGCGAACGGGTTCCCGTCGTCCCCGATCATTTGCGGGCGAAGATGCGCGGTAAGCGTGCGCAGTCCATGAGCGAGCGACGAATCAGCATCAGCCCGGATCGTTGCCTCATCCTGAAGGCGCGCCGCGTTGTCCCCGACCTGATCCGATAGCGACGTAATTTTCTGGTCAAGCGAATCCACAGCCCGACCGCGTGCGATGGTTTCCGCGTCGACCGATGCCTGTACGGCCGTGATCTGATCGGCCATGCCGCCCGCTTGCGCCGCTGCGTCGCGCGCCTTCTGCGCCGCGTCGTTCGATTGCTTCACGGCGTCATCAACGCTCGCTTGTATCGCCGGGATAGAGTCGATTTCCGACAGTAGCTCTTGGCCGAACTGCTCACGCGTAAGCTTGTCCGTCAGCAGGTCGAGAATCAAGTTAGCGTTGGCGCTCGACTGCCCGTTGACCCCCACGCCGTCCGGGTAGAACGCGCCGACGTTGCCCGAGCGGTCAACCAGCCTCACCCAAAAGAACATCGAAGCGCCGTTCGTCAGGCCGAGCAACGTAGCGCGCGAGGTCGGATACGCGTAATCGCCCTGCTTGGATTCCCTACCGTCGCGCGTCGGGTTCTTGCTGTACCAAACCTCTGCGCGCTGCGTGTCGTCTGCGCTGTGATCCGCCGGGAAGGCCCAATTGACCTCAATCTGGCCGATCTGGTCTTTCGAGGCATTCAGCGATACCACGGTCGGCGGCGCACCGGTCTTTCCTTCGAGCGTGGCCGGATCGCTCAGTGTCGGAAGCGAGTAGACGCCCATCGAGTTGCGGGCGCGCACGCGGGCCTGATACACGCCGCGATAGATGCCCTGCACGTCCGTCGACTGGCCGCCGACCGTGCCGGCTGAAATCCATTCGCCGCTGTCCTTCTTCCACTCGACCGTGTAGTCGACGGCGTTGGCCGCCTGCTCCCACGCAATCGTCATCGTCGGCCGGGAAATGCCTTGATCCACGACGTAATGCACCGACACGCTCACGCTCGCGGGCGCTGCCTGCACCTTCGGCGGAATCACCGTAGTCGGCCGCTTCGAAAGCTGCGCGCCTGTGTCGATGTAGTCGTATTTGCTCGGCTCGTGCTGCACGCCGCTGATCGTGTAGGTAATCTGGCCGTTCTCGTCGTTTTCCTCGACACCGGTAACGCGGAACAACTGCGCCACGAGGTCGTCGGATTCGAGCATCCATACGGCACCCTTCACACCCACTGCGTCATAGTGCTGCGTCACCGTCACCGCGCCGCCCACCGCACTGTCAACCGTGCGCTTCTGCGCTACGCCGTTCGGCATGATGACGGTAAGCGTGTCGCCCGGCTTCGCCTTCACCGGCTTGTCCAGATTCACGACGGTATCCGTCATCGAGCGGATACGCCCGCCCATGCGTCGACCGGCTTTCTTGTTGTCCGCAACAGCAATAACGTCGCCCGGCATGGATAGCGTGCCGTCTAGACCGACCTTGAACGATACCGCCTGCGTCTCAACGCGCGACGAAACGAGCGTCCACAAGCCGAGCCTGTGCGCCTGCCCCTGCGAGGTCGTGCCGAACGCGGAAATGCTCGCCTTGATGACGCCATAGCGGGCCACGCCCTCGTCGTCCTGCACGGGCTCAACGGCCGCCTTATACTGGTTCGCCGGATCGTTCCAGCCGACTTGGGCGAACGTGTAACGGCTCTTGCGCTCCGTACCCGTGTAGGTGAACTTCGCGTCTACTACGTTCGCGTTCGTGTAGACGTACACCGGATCGCTCGGCATGTCGGCCGTAGCGATGACACCGCCCGCGCCCCAGTACGCTTGGCCGCGAAAGATGCCTGCAATGTCCTGCAACACCTTGAACGCGTCGGCCTGCGACTGAATCACGCAGTTACACGTAAAGCGCGGCTCCGTGCCGCCCTTGCCGTCCGGCACCATTACGTCACAATACTGCGCGATTTCGTACAGTGTCCATTTGTCGAGCGCTGATGCGTCGATATAGCGCCCGCCGCCGTAGCGCGGATGCTTCGCGAGGTCGTTGAACACCCACGCTGGGTTATTCGTCCACGCCTGTTTAAACGATCCATCCCATACGCCGCTGTAAGTACGCGTCGTCGGGTTGTAGTTGCTCGGCACGTCGATAATCCGGCCGCGCACGAGATAGCCGCGCGTCGGCACGCTCGCGAACGACTTGGCGTCGAACTGCATGCCGATCAACGCACTATTCGGATACCGCAATTTCCGGTCAACAATCTCCGTTATCGCTTCGACGTTGACCTGATCCAGAATGAATTGCGTGTTTGCAGACGGCGTAATACGACGCACGCGCAGCAGCCAACCGACCGACGATTTCGGCAGGTCGACGCGACACGAGCGCTCATACAGCGTGGTCGTTTTGCCGTCGAAAGCGCCTTGCACTACGGTCGTGTACGCGCCGCCAATCTCCGCGAGGTCGATAGCGTAGTCGACGCGATAGCCGCCAATGTCGCCAGTGTCCTTGTTGGTCGACTGAAGCATCGGCACGCCGAAGCGAACGCGAACGGCCGTCAACTGCGTATTGTCGATCTGGCGCACGTAAGCTGGGTTCGCGCTATCGAGCGGCCGGCTCACCGGGATTTCATTCTCGATCGACGGGAATCCCGCCATGTACCCCTGATCGACCGTACCCGGCCGTGTATCGATGTTGTAGTTCGAGAAATTGCTCGACCCGTCCGGGTTTTGCACCGGCGTTCCGTCGAGAAAGACAGACTGCAACCCGTTCACGAGCCCTACAATCGGGCCTTCGCTGATAACGTCGAGAATCTTCGCCGTTGCAGTCGAGTGCAGCGAATCGCGCGACTCCGTACCCGAACCGCCGCCACCGCCGCCACCACCTGCGCCTACAATATCCAACCTCAAGCCTGATCCTCCGTATAGATGCCGCTCGACGCGACCTTGCTGCCTGCCATGATTTCGCCGTACACAATCGGCACCGGCTCGCCTTGCGCTGACGAATTCACCGGGCCGTTGAAGTAGTACGACGTGCCGTTGTCCGTTACGCCAGACAGGCCGCCAGTCTGAGGCGATAACATCTGCACAACGCCGCCGAGCATCATGCTCGCGCCCATCATCATGAGCGCCGTTCCACCCGACCACGACGTAAGCGCGCCAACCACCACAAGCGCCGCGCCGAGGATGGTTTGGAACAGGCCGCCGCGCTTCGAACCCGCGATCATCGGCGCGATGCGAATCTCCGAACGCGACGCGGGAAACTCCAGTTCATCCCGTCCGATGTTGGTTTTGTCGAGAAACACGGCGAACGTCAGCCCCATGTCCCGCGAGCGGGCGAGAAACTTTCGGAATCCCGGCACTACCGCGCAAAGCGCCCTAACGGCTTCGTGTGCCGATCCTACGGCGAGCCGGTGCACCCGGCCGAACCGGACACCAGCGACGCCATAGAGGCGGATCGTCGTAAGCTCTTGCCCCATCAATTCCCCCTGTATCGAAGTGTGGTGTAGTGGCTCGCCTGCCACATGCCGCCGAAAAGCACGTTGGTCGACAGGCGGCCGGCCATGTGGTGAATCATCCGACCGTCGCCCACGTAGACGCCCGCATGATTCGGCTCGTTGTTTTGGCTTAGGACCGTCATCAACATCACGTCGCCCGGAATGAGCGTCGCATCCTTGCCAACATTGGCAAACCCGGCCGCGCGGTAGTTGTCGAGGTACAGCGAGGATTTGCCGTCATTCCACCAGCCATCTGCGCGCGGGAAGTCCGGCAACGTTATGCCGCGCTCGACCTTGTACCAATCGCGCACGATCGAGTAACAGTCGTGAACGCCATGTACGAACTCGCGGCCAGTCAGCGGGGCCATGTAGCCGTCGGGCGAGAATGAACCCCACGCCTCGACGCCAATCGAGCCGTCGACCTGCACGCCCACCGATACGATGATCCAGAGGTCTACGCCCACTGCTTCCGCCATCGTGCGATCTGCCTTTGTCGGCACAGCGCGCCCGCCCGGATGCGAGTGCACGACAGCCTCGACAGCGCCAACCGATTCGGCCGCCACGTAGTCCGCGCCGCTGATTCGGAAGTTGCGCAGCGGATCATCGGCGGTGTTCGCACAACGCAGGTAGACGAGCGGACCGCCATCGTCCGGCAACACTACGAGTCCACATGCTTCATTCGGGTATGCTTCGACAGCGTGCGCCTCGATTGCGGCGCGCACGCTGTCGGGCAAATCCGATATTTCGATCATGACAATACGTCCGTGAGAAAGCCCCCATAGGGCAATTCGCTATTCTCACCGAAGCGGCACACGCACCCGCTCATCCGCATACTGCATCGATCGAGCGCCGGATCGTCTACCGGCTTGTCGTTGCGGTCGAAAAACTGAATGCCGGTATAACCGCAGTCCGGCCCGCGATACTCCCACTCGCACATATTGACCATCTGGCGCGCGGGAATCTGCTGGCCTCCGAAGTCCAGCGGCGACGCGAGTGCAAAGCTCACCGACACGCCACTTTCCTCCGCCTCTTTCTGCTCAATGCGCCAGATTTCTACGGCCATTTCCGCCGTAGGGTCGGCCGCCGGGTTGCCGTTCGGGAAGTTGCGCGCGTCCAGATACTTCGCGAGCGTGCGCCGCCGCTTCACTGTCGCGCCCACGAAGTCATCGAGAACGACGCACAGCGCGCTGATCGTCGCGCCAATGTCGCCTACGTTGAGGGTCGGCGTCGGTTGCTGCGCATCGGTCGTTTTCTTGAACCCCGTAGCTTGAATCGGCCACGGTCGATACTCCTGCCCCTGCCACCAGATAGGCCGGCTTTGTAGATGCCCGTGGAATCGCATCATGTCCCCACCGACGTTGGTTGCGTCAACCTCGAACAGTTCCACGATGCGGCCCGGCGACAACTGCTGAATGTCGCAGGTAATCGTCATTTCGTCGACTCCACGCCGCCGATTGCTGCTGGCACCATCGCCGCAAGCGGGCTTTCGGGCCATTCAATCGCCAGCGGAAAGCCCGGCTGTTCCGTCACGTCGCGCAATTGCTGGCGGAACTCCTGCCATGCGCCCGCGTTCACGCTGACCGATTTCGGCGCGTCCTCCGGAGCGTTCGCTTTGCCGTCCGTCGCCACGAGCGCGAGATTGCGAAAGAACCGGATATGCTGCGCTCGGATTTCCGCCTCGTTCTCGTGAAAGTACGCATGCACGTCCTCATCGCTCGGCTGCTCGACAGTCTTGGATTTCCACACGCCAATCTTCGGAAGGCTGCATTGCTCGCCATCCTCACCGATCTCGTGATAGCAGCAGTAATCCTTCCCCATCAACAGGGCTGGATACATCGCGCGCAGCGTGAGGTGCATGTGATCGTGAGTGAAGTTGCAGAAGTGATCCGTTTTCATATCGTTCCTCAGTTGTTGCGCAGCCAAACCGCGCGAGGCCAAATAGCATTAAGGATGCCATATGACATAGCGGTGCGCAGTCCGACAATCACCCACGGGTCGCCATAGTCCATTTGCCCGCTGATATTGCCTGCCGCATCCGCGCCGATGAATCCCCACTCAACCAGTCCCGAGTTGTGGTGACACTGCGCGCCACGATCCGCCCGGTTCACCTGTGCGTCGTTCGCCTTGTTCCATGCGTCGTCCCAATGCGCAGCGCCATCACTCAACCATTGGTTGCGCCACTTCATCAGCACGTTGCCGTCGCCTTGAACCGTCCCGCCGTTTTTGAATGACAGATTCCCGGCGAGCCACATATTGCCGCCGTTGTCGAGATTGCCAACGACGGCGCTATATTCGGCGTTCACGAACTCGATACCAGCGTTGTTCGTGCCACCCCATCCACGCATGTAGAACATCGTGCCATCACTAACGCGCTTGAACGCGATTTCACCGGCCCCTCCCTTATTCGGATCGCCCTGATACAGATACACACGGTTCGAAATGCTCGTTGCGGCTCCGCCCCCGATGTTCACCGTGCTACGCGTATCGGTCGGAACACCGTTGCCGATGCGGACTTGATTGGACGGAGCGTCGACGGAAAAATAGGCTGACGAAACGTTTCCGTCAGCACCAATCGGCCCGATGTTGTACACGCCGCCCGGACCCACGTAGGACTTGTATTTTCGGTTCGCCGCCGTGTTGCTCATAACGACGCCAACCTGATTCGCCCCTTCTACGGTAACGGCCTCGCCGGACACCTTGAGCACACCATATACGCGCGCGTCGCCCTGCACCTGCAACTTCGAATTGCCGTCGTCCGCTACATCGCCCACGAACGTCCTGCCAGACGAATGGACTTGCAGTTGGATTGATCCGCCGGCCCGGAATCGATGCGAGCCCGCCAGATACGACATGTCCGCATCACACGTTCCCGCAACCGTGCCGCCTTCCGCGATGATCCGCGCATCGAAGTCCTTGCCCGTCCCTGTCGTGTGAAAATCGACATACGGCGTATCAACGGCCGTCATGGAACCAAGCTCTGCATTGCGCGATGCAAACGCGCCGCCAACGATGGCGTTGCCGTTGACCTGCAACGCGTTCTTGCCATCGTCATACGTCGTGCCGACGGTGAGTCGATTGGCTGCGCTAACCGTACCCGTGGAGCGCCGGAAGAACATCGCTTGATGCTGCGTCTTTCCGTCGTCGTCAAAGTAATTGATGGCGAGATTCGACCCAATGTTTCCGCCCGTCTCCGCCGTGTTCTCTTTGTAGAACGACCAGCGCGGCGCGTCATACGACTGGTTCGTGAAGTATTGCGTAGCGAAGCCCGTGCCGCCGTCCTTTGTCGACTGGATAGACAGGACGCCGCAGAAATTCGTACCGCTCGTGCGAGTGTCGCCCGATACCTGAAACGTAGTCCTGCCGTCGTCAACGGAGCCACTTCCAACAAGCACCCGGCCACCGTATGCGTTCAGCGCAATGTTTTTCTTCGCCGTGTTCGCGCCGTTGAATGCTTCGATGGACAGGCCATCCGCATACGCCGACGTGGAGATAGCCGCAACTGTGTCCGTCGAGCCGCTGTAGACGTTGATGCTGTTCCCGACCGTGAGCGTACCCGGACCAGCAGCAGGAGCGGACGTGCCAACCATCAGGTTTCCGGCAGATGTGAGGCGCATGCGCTCCGATCCGCCAGCACTGAACGTCAGCATGCCCGCGCCGCCCGTCGTAGCACCATAGAAAGCGATGTTCGGGCCGTTCGCGCCGATGTTGATGCCGACGTAGCCGGAATCGGCCGTCGTCTGCTTGTTGATGCCGTAATTAGAGGCACGCATTGAACCGTTGACCTGCAACTGGTTAGAGCCATCGTCACCCGTAGCGCCAACGGTCACGCGCCCGGATTGAGGCGCAATCTGGACGTTTGCCAGCGCCGTCCCAGTGCCACGGTTTGCGATGAGTACCGCGTGCGCGTTCGCGTACCCGTCAGAAATGGTGCGCAACTGAAAGTCGCCACCCGTGCCGTTCAGGATTTCCCACGTCTTTTGATCGACCGGCCCGCCTTCCTTCGTCAGCAAAATCGACGTTTGATCCGTGCCGCCGCCGTTCGATGCCTTGAGCGCAGCTTGCGCACCAACGCCTGTGATCTTTCCCGATGCCGTGACCGATGACGGGTGAATGTCGCCCTTCGCGAGACTATCCGTATATGCATTCGCGTTCGCGAGCGTGTTGGCGTCGCCTGCGTCGACGTAGGATTGCGGCGTGCCCGATGCCGGGGAGTTGTCCGTGTATTGCTTCGCCTGAGCGAGAATCGCCGCGTCCTTGGCGTCAACGTCGATCGTGTTCGCCTTCTTCGCGAGCTGCGCCGTAACGTCCGCCGCGTAGTTCGCATCGTCGTTCAGCGCCTTCGCGATTTCGTTGAGCGTGTTGAGCGCGTCCGGCGCGCCGTCGACCAGTTCGGCAATCTTCGAGTCCGTGTAAGCGTTCGCCGCGCTCGTGGCGTTCGTCTGCGCCGTGGATGCCTTGTCGTCCGCATAGGTGTGCGCGTCGGCCGTTACCTTGGCGTCCTGAGCGTCCGCATACGCCCTCGCATCCGTGAGGCGCGCGCCGCCCACGCCATCGGCGTAGGCTTTCGCACTCGCGAGCGTGTTGGCGTCCCCGTTGTCCATGCGCGCGTTGGCTGTCGCCGCCACCGCCTCGTCGCCGGAATCAGCGTGCGCTTTGGCTGCGTCCCGGGCATTCGATGCGACCAGTTCGGCATGCTCATTCGCCGCGGAAAGCGTCGAGGCGTCGCCGTTGTCCATCCGGGCATTCGCAGCGGCAGTCACCGACGCGTCACCTCTGTCCATCCGCGCGTTCGCGGCGCTTGCCTTCGTGGCGTCCTGCAAATCGGCGTAAGCTTTTGCGTCCGCCAGACGTGCAGCGCCCACACCGTCCGCGTAGCTCGTTTGTGCTCGGGCCACTTCTGCGTCGCCTGCGGCTGCGTGTGCGTTAGCGCTCGCGAGCGTTTCGGCATCGCCCCTGATTCTGCTATCCCGCTCGTCAGCGAGCGAGCCCGCGCCACCGCCTGCGTCTGCCTTGGTGTCCATCGCCGCGCTGATCGCGTCGAAATTCGCCTGAATCTTGATCGCGGCCTTTCGGTAGGTATCGCCGCCCTCGCCAGACGGCTGCCGACCAAAATCAAGTTTCTGCAATCCTTCCATGCTCTATCCCTCTACGTTGAATGTCTGCTGAAACTGCGCAGTCATCGTGTATACGTTCCCGTCTTTCGTCGGCTCCGACCACGACGGGCTGTAAAACGCCCCCGGCGAATCCCAAAGGGGTGGAGTCCACCAGAAAGCGTCAGCCCCGCCAGCGGCCCGGAGAAAAGCCAGAATGGTCCTGATCTTGTCCTCGCTCCCGTTGAACTGCACCGAGAACGCAGACGACATGTTGTTGAGCCCGTCGGCGGCTCGCTGCTCGTATCCGTCACCGAACTTCGCGGCACGAACTACCGGAGTAGTCGTACCGCTGTAGTTCGCGACGGTCGGAGCCCATCCGAACGTCAGCATCGTTTAAACACTCCCGTTTGCCATTTGCCACGCATAGCCGCCCTGCCCCTTCATCTTCTGAGCGATGCGAGCGTCGATAAGCGCCTGAATGTCGGCCTTCAGCCCCGGAATATCCGACGCATCCAAACCGCCCCCGCCCGCATTCACCGTCACGTCAACGTGCGTCGTGTTAGCGCCCGCCGGACGTGTCGCGCGGGCCACCGAGCCTACCGCACCGCCGGACGCATACCTAGCGACGGAATGAATCGAATGCCCGGAATTCAGGGCATCGAGCGTATGCACGCCGATGCGATCGACAGCGGACGCCTTGAGCACGTATTCCCCATCGGACAGCCACGCCGGAATGCTGTCGCTCGTGCTCGTACCCGGACCAGACACCGCGCCACCAGTTGCGAGGTGGAATTGATACTGATTCAGTCCGCTCGTGGTGCTTGGCGTCCCGGCCGGAATGTCGCCGCCACCCATGAAGCTGGACACGGCCGAGATTCCCATGTTCACGAGCCCCACAATCGCCTTTTGCTCTGCGATCTTCGCGAGGTCGGCCAGAATGCTTTTCGTCATGTCGGAAAAATTGAGTTTCCCGGTCTTTACGAACGTGTCGAACGTCTGTTGCAGCGTGTTTGTCGTGCTCGTGAACGCAGATTGCGCCAATGCCATATTGTTGGCCGCAGCATCCGCATAATCCGCCCATCCCTGCGTTACGCCGTTCCTCCAATCCGACTGCGCCGCGTCCATCTGGGCGTAATAATTCCGGTTGTCCGCGAGCGACTTTTCACGGCCCGCCGCGATCCGTTGTTGTGCCGCCAAGTATTCGTCGCTGCCGCGCAGCGATTCAGGCGTGTCCCGGTCGAGCTTCGCCTGTTCTTGCAAATACTTCTTACGTATGCTGCGCTCGCTCGCCGCGATCTGCTGCTCTTTGCGCCCCTTGCCAATCGCATCCAATTGCGACTGGTATTGCTCCGACTGCTGCTGCTGATAGTTCAGGATATCGGCATCAATCGAGGCGGCACGCTTCTTTAGTTCGTTTAACTGAGTTTGCGCCTCAACCTGCTTTTCCAGTTGAGCGTTGCGCTGCAACGCGGCGTCGACCTCCATCCTATGCAGCAATAGCGACTTTTCTGAATCTGTGAGTTTCTGTCCGCGCGCTTGCTTCTTCTGAATCGCTTCGATTTCCGTATCGAATTTCAGCAGCTTTGCCGCTTCCGCCCCAAGCTTCTCGCGCGTGTTTAACTGCGCCTGCAATGTCGCCGCCGTCTCTTGCGCGGAACGCAGCATCGTTTCGGCCGCATCGTTGCGCACACCTGCCGCCTTGTGCTGTTTCGGGTCTTTGAACTTGTCGGCTGCACTGGCAATCGTCGCATCACGCTCTGCCGCCAGCTTCGCGAGGTTTTCAGCGCTCGCACCGCCCGTGCGTTTCAATTCCGCCACGTCGCGCTCATACTTCGCGCTCGCGTCCTTCGCAGCCTTGGCGCGCTTCTCTGCATTCGACATCATCGAATCGCGCAATTCGCTCGTGTGCTTTTCGCTCTCGGCGATGACTGCCCGCGTGCGCGCCTCATTGGCCGCCTTCCGTTCGGCGTCCACCTTCGCTTGCGCCGCTGCAACCGCTTTCTGTGCCTCCTGCACGCTGCGCACGTCGCCCGCGTACATGTCCTCGCCGCCGAACAGAGACACGCCGCCGCGCTTCGCTGCTGCGAGATTTGCCTGTGCCTTCGCCAATTCCTGCGCCGGGGTGTCGGCCGCACCAATCTCCTTGATCGACGCCCAAGCGCTGCTGATCGCCATCGAGACGCCATGCCATGCTTTCGCCAGATAGCCCGCCTGAGCAATGCTCTTTTGCGATTGCGCATCCAGAGCATTGAACGCGACAACAAGCGCCCCAGAGCGGTCCCCGGCCTCCTGCATCGTCTTGATTTGCGCTTGCTGCTCGGCGCTCAGAAAGTGCATGCTCAGTTGCAGGCGCTCCGCGCCCTTTTGTGGGTCGTCAAAGAGCGGCTGAAATGCAGCCATCGCCTTATCCTGTGCCTGCCCGGTTGCACGCTCGTAAGCCAGCAGCGCTCGACTCGCCGCCTCAACCGCTTCCGCGCTCCCTGTCTTGCCCGTCGACAGCACAGCCGTAACCGCGCTCATCGCCGCGCCGTGGCCGTTGATATCCTTGAGCGATTCCGCGAGCGCGCGCATGTTTGACGCCGTGACGCCCGCATAGTCGCCGGACATGGTGATGGCACGATTCAGCGCCTTGGCTTCCTCTGCTCCTTGGTGCATCGCCACGATAGCGCCGCCAATCCCCACCACCAGAGTAGCAACGCCGATCGTAATCGGGGTAAACAGGCCCATTACGTAGGTCGCCATGCCCTTGGCCGCGCCGGCGACAGACCCGAACATGTCTTTGAGCTGGCCGCCCTGCTGAAGCAGCACCGTGAGCGGGTTTGCGCCGCCCTGCAACTGCACCACAATGTCCGTGAACTGCGCCGGAACCATCCGCATAGCCGCCGCTTGCTGCGCTGCACTGATCCCGCCAGTACCATTGAATCCGCCGCCTGCCGCCTGCGCTTGCGCTGCCGCGATCTGCTGCGCCGTGATCTTCGCTTGCGCTGCCGCCTGAGCGTCCGCCATCTTCTGTTGCGCCAACTGCGCGTCCGTGGCGGACTTCGATGCTTGCGCCTGCAACTGCGCATACCGGCTCCACAACCGGAACCGCTCGGCCGCGCCTGCCTGCGCTGCTGCCGTCTTTGCCGCCTCCGCGGCGCGCTGATCTGCGAGCGCCTGAGCCTGAGCCTTAGAATGAGCCGCAACCTCTGCTTGCGCGGCCAACTGCGCGCGCGCGATTTCCGCCTGCTTGTCGGCTGTATCTGCCGCCGCTGCTGCGCGAGCACTAGCGGCCCGCAATGCTTCCGCCTCCTGTCCCTTCGCTGCTGCCGCTGCTTGCGCGAGATTGGCCGCCGCTTGGCGCTGCACCGCGCCCGCTTGCGTCGCTGCCGCGAGGTCTTTCTCTGCTGCCGCCACCTCGCGCGCCATCTGTGCCTGCTGCGCCATCGCCGCCTGAGTGGCCCGGATATTGTTGATGAACGGTTGTGCGGCGTCGGAAATGCCGCGCTGCGCCGCCGCCCATTCGAGCATCTGATCCCGGCTCATCCCAGCCGTTGCAGACTGCTGCACGAGCGAGTCCATGAATCGCCGAATATCGCGCTCCGAGCGAACGGACGTGCTGCCCGTGTTGCGGATCGCTTCTTCGATTGCAGACTGCGCAGCGGCCGTTTTCTGCCCCGCCAATGTCGCCTGTACCCCGAACCGATCAAAGCTGTTTTGCGCGCGTTCCAATGCGGAATACACGCCGTCCGCGTTCACGGTCAGGTTGTATTGTGTGCTGTTAGGCAAGTCCTGCTTCCCTCAGAGATTTAGCCAAACTGGTCCGAATTGCCGCCAACTGCGCGTCCTTCGTGGCATCGATAGCAGGACGAAAGAATGGCCGCGCCGCCTGTTTGCTCGTGCCGTATTCATAGAACGCCAGATAGTAGGCGTCCTTGCTCCATGTGACCGTGTACGTTGCGTGCTTGCCCTCCACGGATTTCTCCGGGTTGAACGTCACGAGCAACGCGTCACGGCCGAACCCGACCGGGAATTTCTGTGAACCTTGATGGTGAGGGAGTGGGCCGACAGGGGCACGCACTTCCGCCTCGCGCAAAACGACAGAGGCCGCACTAGCGGCGGCCTTGCGAATCGCAGACTCCCCCAATGCGGCCCCCATCCTTCGTATCAAATCACTGAATCCGTTCGGGTTTTGCACCTCCATTTTTAGCGCCATTGCGTCGCCTTGATCCGAACAGTTTTGCCTTCATCATCGCCGTTTGCTCCGCTGCATCCGCGAGCAAAACGGGTTCATTCGCGGGCGTTGTCGCCGCCATCCATCCGAACACGTCGGCCGGCCCGAATGGCTCCGCGCGCAACTTGGTGTCCCGGTTCACGTTGTAGACTGCTGCCGCGATAGCGCCCATTCGCAGGTCATCCATGACCGGGCCGAAGCGCTCGATAGACCCGTAGGCCAGCCACTCGGCAAACTCGGCGCTGTCGATCTCTGCCTGACAGCGCCGAACGCTCATGCCTAGTTCGCGGGCGAGGCGGAACCAAGCGATGCGCTCGGGGCGGCGTCGGAGTTTTTTGCCGCATCCTCGACCGCCTTCTGGCCGATGCCGTTGATTCGCATCGCCACGGACACAACGCGCGCCATGACTTCCGGATTCTTGCCGGTCAGGGCGTCCACGTCGTCCGCTGTGAACAGCGCTTTGCCGTCCTCGCCGACCACGGTTGCCGCGACCATGACTGCCTGAAAGCGCGACGCCTTTTGCGGGTTCGCCACTTCCTCCATGAGTGCATCACGAGCCGCGCCGCTCATCACGCTCACGAGAACCTCGCCACCCCATTCGGGAACGTCGACGGATTCGGTCTTGAGGTCGAGCGCTCCGAGAATCTGCTCGCGATTGAGTGCCATTCTTTTTCGTACTCCTTATTCGTTTATTGGTTGGTCGATCGACGGCGCACCCCGTGCGCGCCGCCACGTCGAGATTATGCGCCGCCGGATGGAGCGGGATCGTCCGGCGCGCCGCCGGTTGCAACGTCGCCCGGAGCGACCGGGACGACTTCACCCGTGACCGTCAGGGCGATGGTCGAAGTCATGACGGCATCCACGCCGCCGTTGATCGGGAACGACTTCACGAACGCGCGGAACTGGTCTGCCGTGCCGTCCGGGTAGACGAGTTGGAAGTCCGTCGTAGCTTGCGACTTCTGGGCGGCCAGCATCGCAGCCTGACCTGCGCCCTTGAGGTTGCGGTTTACGTCGAGGGAAAAGCTGCCGTTGTCCATGAGGCCCGGCTGCTTTTCCTTCGCCTTGCTGTCGAGGTCGGTAACATCGATTTCATTAGCAGTGCCATCAAATCCGCTGAAAGATTTAACGTTGTTTACCTTCGTCCACGTCGGTTTCGGGTCGGCCGGCTTGCCCGTGTTGATGTAGAACCGCGAGCCTTGCGCGTTGATTGCCGTGCTGCTCATATCACTCCTTGAACCAGATTGAAAAATCAAGACGGCGGCCGTACAACTTCGTATCCGTCTCGTATGCGCTCGTCGGCGCGCCAATGGGGACAGCACCGGCGCGCATCATAGCGCGGCGTGCTTCTTGCATGCATCGGACGGATTCCCCCTTATCCGGCGACCAGATTGCGACCTGCATCCGCGCGTTTTGCAGGTCGTCCGGGTTGTTGTCGAGGTCGGTATTACTCACCCCGCCTACGGCCTGATAAACGGCGTATGGCGGCTTTGTCCCGGGCGGCGCTTCGTCGGGATAGGCTTTCATGCCGACGACCGAGCGCAAGGCCGCATACGTCAGCGAATCAGCGTCGGCCATTGTCCACCGCCGTACAAATGAGGTCGACGTGCTCACGGCCCGCGAAGTCAGGGGAAACGGCGTCGACGTTGAACTGCTGCGATTTCGCGCCGCCCTTGCCGAGCAACACGGCCACCATGCCCTCGTGCAGCCCTTCCCGGTAGCGCACGCGGATCGACGTTTTGACCTCGCCTACTGGCTGATCGGAGCGCATCACCTGCGAGCCCGACTTACCCATGACGTTGGCCCATACAGTGCAAACCTCGACCCATCCCTCCTTCGGCTGGCCGTATGCGTCCTGCGCGTCCGGGTCGAGCGCTTCGACTCGCACGCGACGGTTATAGCTTCCTGCCTTAGTCGTTGAACCCGACACTTCACACCCCCGGAATAACGCGCCACGGCCGCAGCAGCGTGCGCGAGTTGAACGGCATTTCCGCGACTTTTTGCGCGCCCGCCGAATCCTCGCGATTCGTGTAAAGCTCCGCAAACGTCTTGAGGATTGCCGCCTTTATTGCCCCGTTAATCACCATCGCAAACGGGCCGGCTGTGCCGGCCGCGCTCGCGGCATTGAACGTTTCTTGATCCGGGTACACGTCACGGTTGAGGTATGCGAACGCCGCCGCCTCTGCACCGTCGAGCAACACCGCGCACACGTCATCCTCGACGCCCTCATCCTGTCGCACGAACGACAGGGCCAGCGACAGCGGTATCACGCTCATTCGGCCGTCGCCTTGCCTCGCGCCGCTGCCTTCGGCTTGCCGCCTTCCGGCGCACCGTCCAGCGCGTCAGCAGCGGCGGCCGCGCCCTCCAGTTCCGGCGGGCACTCGTCGCCCGGCTCATAAGTGACCGGGTAAATCTTGCCCGCCGGAACGCCGCGCCACACCTTCGAAAACACTGCCATCTATCACCCTCCATGCGAAAAAAAGGGGCGGCACGCCCTCATGCGCCCGCCCCCGTGTACTGCGGGCCGCTTACGCCGATGCGCCGACCTTCATTGCGCGCAGGCATTCCGGCGTCAGCAGACCGCCGCCGACGCGCTTGGTCGTGTAGAACTGCACGTTCGGCTTGTTGGTGTACGGGTCACGCAGGACGCGGACGCCAACACGGTCGTTGATGAGGTAGCCTTGCATGAAGTCACCGAACATGATCGGGTTAGCGCCGGCCGCAACGTCCGGCATGTCCGGCAGTTCCGTGACCGCATAGCCCGCGAGCGTTGCCGGCTGGCCCGCGACAAGCGACGGTTGCCACAGGTAGTTGCCCATGTTGTCCTTGAGCTTGCGCACCTTACCTTGCGTCGTCCGGTTCATCGTGAAACGCGCATTGAGCGTGTAGATGGACGGCAGGTCATAGATGAGGTCGAAAACCGCGTCGGCCGTGATCGCGTTTGCGTCGCCGCTGTTGACGGTCTGGATTGCGCCGAGCGGATGCTTGGACGCGTTCACGCCGCCCTTGATGTACGTCAGCAGACCGGTCGGCATCTTGTCGCCCGTGCCCGTCAGGAAGCCGATGCCCTCCTGCTTGGCGAACTCCAACTGCACTTCGGCCGCGAGCCACGATTCGAGGTCGATCTCGGAATCGTCCAGCATTTGTTGCGTCGCCGCCGGGTTCGCGTAGATTTCACCGGTCGCGTAGGCGAGCGACTTGAACGCCGGCCCCTTGGTTTCCGGGCGAGTATCTTCCTCGCCAACCCACCCCGACTCAGTGCCGCGCATGTTGAACAGCTTCGAGTAGGCCGCCTTGCCGGTCGGTTGCACGCGGCAGATTTGCCGCATGGGCGACACAAGCACCAATTTACCGTTGATCGTGCGATCCCATTCGACCGGTGCGAGATAGCCGCCTTGCTCCGACTCGCCTTTGTTGAGGGCCGCGCGCACTTCGCCCTTTTGGAAGTGCGCTTGGAATGCGTCGGAGTATTCCTTGTCCTTCACCTGCGCGCCCGCGCCCATCTGCGCGCCCGCCATCTGCACCGCGAGCTTGTCGATTGCCGCTTGGATTTCCGACACGTCACCGTCGATGCGGTCGACCTTCGCGAGCGTGTCGCTCGACGTGTGACCGTTTGCCTTCAGCTCTGCCAGCGCGCGGTCGTTTTCGGCCTTGTACGCGGCGAATGCGGTATTCACGCCGTCGATAAGCGCCTTCACGGTCGACATGTCAACGTCGGCGCGCACCGACTGGATGCCGCGCGCGTTGATGCCTGCCAGTGCCGCGAGAACAACCGATGCCAGCTTGCTTTTTGCCATATGTGCCTTATTCCTTGATCGAGTTGATGAGGTTCTGCAGCGATGCTGCGATTTCAGCCGCGCCGCCGTTGTTTGCAGGCTCCGGCCTCACTTCCGAGCGCATTCTAGCCAACACCTCCGCGCGCTGTACGCGGCTCATTCCCGAGCTTGCGAGCGCCGAGTCAACAGTCGCGAGAATGCGCCGCTGCTCCGCCGCCTTGGCGTCGCCCTTCGACGTTGCCGTGTCGTCCAGCAAGCCGGTTGCCATGCCGTTTTTGACGGCCTGATCCGCGCTTATCCACGTCTCTTTGTCCATCAGCGCAGCCGCGTCGGCCTTGTTCATGCCAGAGCGCTTCGCGTACAGACTCGCCATTGCGTCATCGAACGGTGCGAGCGTTTCGGCCGCTGCGATGAAGTCGTGACGGTTTCCGACCGCGACCGACCATGCGTTGTGGATCATCAGGAATGCGCCGTCGCCCATGAGGATTTTGTCCCCGGCCATTGCGATGACGGACGCCGCACTCGCCGCCAGCCCCATGACGTTTACGGTCACTTCCGCGTCGTGCTGGCGCAGCAGGTTGTAGATAGCAACGCCCTCGAAAAAATCGCCGCCCGGCGAGTTGAGATTGACCACGACGGGGACACCAGCGCCGATGCTTCGCAGCGCCGCCGCGATCCGATTGGACGTAACGCCCGTGCCGTCCCATGTCTCACCGATTGCACCGTTGATCGTGATGCCGCCAACGTCGTCGCCGGCAGCGGCCCGGATTTCTGGTTGCCAGCGCGCCAGCACGTCCGGGCGTGCGATCTGCTCGCCGCCCTTCAGGCACGAAGCCGCCTTGATTTCCGGCAAGCTCATAAGACTCATTGTTTAGCATCCCCCTTCGTTTTCTGAGTCATCGGATTGCGTAGCTGATCGGCCACGGCATCATTATTGCGCGGCATGTCGAGGGTGTCGCGCACCTCGTTTTGCGTCATCCACGGCGACGAACCGCCCGCACCAAGCGCCTTGCTGAAAAACGCCGCCTGATCGTTGAGCGTGCCACGCAGTAGCGCGGCCTCGTTGAACTTGAACGCATATGCACCAAGCTCTTTGTCGGACAGAAAGCACCGGGCGAGTGCCTGCTCCCACTGTACGAACCAGTGCGACAGGCCGTATTGAATGAAGAACAGCGCCAACTGCTCGACGCCCGAGCCCCACGACGTGTCATCCATCATCAGCAGCGGGCGAGGCACGCCGTACATGCGAGCCACTTCCTCAATCTGATGGTTCCGGTTTTCGATCTGCTGCGACGACTGCGCTGTGGTGGCGAACTGCTTGGCCGTGAGCCCTTCCTCAAGAATCATCCAGTTTCCGGCGTTCTCAGCGCCGCCGTAATCGTCGTGCAACGACTCCTTCAGGCGACCGTATGCCTGATCGGACAGGGCATCCTTTGATTCCAGCGCGCCGCCCGCCATAACGCCGGTACGGAACAGCTTTTCCGTCGACCTTTCCGCCGCTTCTGCGAGGTCGAGCGCGTTACGGCCGAGGCGCAACCGCGAAATGCCGTGGATTCCGTCGAGCGATACATCACGCAGGTGCAATACCTCATCCGCCTTCAATTCGATTGAGTTGCCGAACGGGTCGACGTGATCGTAGACAACCTCGAATGATTCGGTAAGGCGCGGGCGGGTCGAGAAGCGCCGGCACGGCACGATTGCTACGGGCCGATTGCCGAGCGGCGAACGGATAATGCGGCCGTAGCCGTTGCCGTCGAGCAACGCGTGAAGCTGAATCAGGCTCTTGAACTCGTGTGGCGTCTGCCAGCCGTTCGGCTTGAGCTTGATGAGGCGATGCGCCTGGTTGCCGGACTGCACGGCCTTGGTGCTGTCCGTCGCCAGCAGATTGATGGGAAGCATGCCGACCGACTCACTGATGAGCGTCGCGCATCGCAGCAGTGCCATATTGCGCAGGCGGCGTTCACCGATGAGGTCTTGCCCGCCTGCTTCGCCCCGCCGCATGTATGCCAAAAAGCGCGGATCGTCCACGCCGTAGAAAGTTTCGCCGCCGCCCGACGGCGCGCTTACTGTCGCTCGGACGGCGGGCTCGTGCCTCACCTCCTCTTTTTTAGGACTACGTTTAAACACATTCCAAATTGCCATATCCCCCCTCAGAGTCGACGGATTCCGCGCTTCTCATAGACTGACTTCCCGCGCGCCGCCGGGTTGGTCATCATGAGCGACACGGCGTCGAATAGTGCCATCAGCGGGTCGATCTTGGCCGATCCGCTCACCTGCTTCGTGATGTTGATTGCGTTCCCCACCGGCACGACGCGGGCATTCCCTACACACCAGTTCATCATGCGCGTCCCGCCGTGGATAAGCGCGCCCTCGACCGGCTCCGCGTCGGCCTTGCGCCCTGACGCCGCCGCGATGCGCCGCTCTGCCGTCTTGATCGCGCCGGCCAGTTTCCAACCCTGCGAGATACCAACAATCGAATCCTCCGGGATGCCGGCCTCGACCAGCGCATCGAGAATCCCGCCGATGCCAGCCGGGTCAGCGCCCACCTTGTCGAGCAACCCGGAGTCGTGAATCTGCTTGACCCGCGCGGCGACCTCCAACACGTCATCTCCGATCTGCTCGCAACCCGTCAGGTCGCCGTCGCGTTCGAAGTCATGCAGCGTCGACGCAATATCCTTGCGTCGCTCGAACACGGTTTTGTGCGCCCACGCGTGAAACCACACCAACCAGTTACGCGTGTCCCGGATACGGCCTACCGCAGCGAAACCCAACAGGTCATCAAGTCCGCCGCCGTCGATGCCAACGTCGACCACTTCGCACTGTTCCAACAGACTTTCGAGCGTGAGCGCCGGCTGTAGCGCTGCCCCTTCCCAAAACTCCGCACCGGCCCATCGATCCGAACGTAGCGATAGACCGATCTCGACGTTCGCGTGCTTCGCGAGGAATCCGCGAAACGATTCCTCGCCCGCCTCCCTGCTCTTGCGGAACTCGCGTTCGAGGAACGCTTGGTCGACCGAGTAACCGAAATTCGGGTTGACCATCGCCAGATTCTCGACCAACAGGTGTTCCTTCCGCGCGCGCATGTCGTCGGGGTGCTCGTAGATGACCGGCACAAAGCACGGGTCATCGATTTTCCCGTCGCGCACGTCCCGCGCATATCGAAGCTTCTGCGCGAACACACCGGCCGGCGGTTCGTTCGATTGCGTCGTGAGGTAGATAACAAAGCCTTCCGGGCGACTGGCAAGGCCGCCCGTCGCTTCCCGCAGCATGTCCTCCGCGTTCGGCATCTTGCCGAACAACCACAGTTCATCGATCAACGTGCCGACGCTCTTTTTCCCCGACACCGTGTTGGCATCGGCCGCAATCACCTTGAGCGTCGCGCCCATCGTGCGATGCGTGATCGTCTTGATGTGCGTCTGCACCTGAAACAGCGGATCTAACTCGGGCTCGTGCTTCACCATGTCGCGCGACGGCGCGAAGCTGTTATTCGCGACCTCCATCGTTGGCGCAAGGATTGCGTATTCGGCCGACAGACGCTGATTCACAAGCATGGCGGTCATCATGATTCCGGCCGCCAGCGTCGATTTGCTGTTCTTCTTCGGCAGACAGACGAACCATTCCGTAATGAGCCGCCGACCGGGCGGGCCATACTCCCCATGACGGTCATACGCGCCGAAGATCGACCGCACGAGGTCGAACACCCATTCCGCCGATGCCTCGCCAAACGTAGGCGATCCGGGCGCGTCAACGATCTTCAGTTGCTTGAAAATGCCGAGCGCGTACTCCGCCTCTTCCGGGAAAATGGGCGGCGGAATGATGGTCTTGCCGGCCTTCAGGCGCTCGCCCCAATCCTTGCACGCGGTCGACCACTTCAACGTCATAGGCGCTTACCTCCCGACGCTGCCAACTTCGGCAGTGGCGGGGATGCGCCAAACTTCGACGCCGCTGCCTTCGCCGCGTCGGCCTGCTGCTCCTTCTTGCCCTGCTCACCCTTCTTAGCATGTTTAAACGGCATCAAACCTAGCGCCGCCGTCACCCGTAGCTTTTGCTCCGTCTCCTGATCGTTCATGACCGCGAGTAGAAAATCCATCGGGTCTTTAAACGTCATCAGCTTGTCGAGGTCGAACCCGGCCGCCCGTGCGGAATTTGCTGCGCGCGTTGCCGCAGCAGCCGCCTTCTTGGCGTCGTCAGCGGCTCGACGCGCTTCCGGCGTGTCCGGAATGTCGACCGGCTTGCCGGCCGGTTTAACGCCCTCGTAGCCGTGTTTTAACAGGTAGGCTTTAACGTCTTTATCTTTAACAAGCCGCGACCCGGCCTGCGATGCCGTCGCCGCGCTGTATCCCGCCGCGATAGCCGCAGCCTTATTGGACCGCCCCGCCATGAGGGCATCAGCGAATTTCCGTTTCCTTGCCGTAAGTGCCATTAACAAAAACCTCAATAGGGGATTTTTTCCCTGCGTGCGGGAGCGGTCGGTCCTGGCGGGTAGAGGGTGAAAAGTTTCGACACCCCCACCCTAGACCATTGATTTCATTGGGTTTATCTCAGCCCGGCGCGCCGCTCCGCGCGGGCCTTCTCGCCGTCGTGATGCGGTTTGCATAGGGTTTGGACGTTCGCCGGGTCGAGGCGCAGGCGGTCGTCGCCCCGGTGCGGAATGATGTGGTCGCCTATCGTGCCGACCGGCTCCGCGATGCCGCGCTCCGCGCACTGCAACACCACGTCGACGGGCGACAGGTGGGACATGCCAAGGTCACGCAGACAGAACACGCAATGCGGATGCTTCGCAAGATGCTTTGCCCGGACTCGTTGCCAGTCAGCGCCATATCCTCGCGCCGCCGCTGCCGACTTCCCGGCGCGCCACGATCCGGCCGTTACCGTTGTGTGCCTCGTCTCTTGTGTCTTGATGCGTGGGCGCAGCGTCGTGAGCCTGCTTGCCATTACCGTGCCGCCCGTTTCGGTAGCGCCATGTCGATAGCCTTGGCGTCCTGCTCGTCATCCACAACGACCTCACGCCAACGCAGCGTCGTGTAGCTTGTCGAGATTCCGCCGACCGTCGCATTGGCCGCGTACAAGCCCGGATCGCCCTTACGGCGCATCAGCGCAATCACGTCCATTTCTGCGCCACGCTCGGCAAAGATGGATACGTTCGGAATGGGTTGCTTGGTGTCGCTCATGTGGCCGCCAAATAGAAAAGCCCGCGACCAGTTTCCCGGCGCGGGCTATGGGTTGGATTGTCTGCCCCTTGCGGGGAGAGTCCCGATTCTACGGGGCGGCGTCAGTGCAGTTCAGCACCTTTCCTATGCCGCTTCCGCGAGCGTGGACACCTTGCGATGATCGATCATTCCGGCGGCATCGAGCGATGCAGACAGCGCCGTGTAGCCCGCCGTTTCCTGCGCAACGATCCACTTCTGAATGACCGAGCCATGCGCAGCGGCCGACGCGGAACCGACGCCGTAGCGGCGCGCCGCCATGTCGAGGTCGACGTGCGCGCCGAAGTGCTTGCGGACCACTGCGACGCGGTACTCCTGCACGGGCAGGCCGGGAATCTCGTCTGCTGCGCGCGCCGCCAATACCGCCGTGATCTGCTCAAAATCGCGCGTCAGCTTCCAGCCTTGGCAGCAGCGCGAACCGCAGTCGCATCGATCCTCGCGCGCGACACGGCCCGCCATGACCGCGAGAAGCTGATACAGCGGCAGGGCTTCCATGTGCCGCTTGATGATGCCGACAGTCCCTGCACCGTCGAGCGCCTTGTCCGTGTCGACCTGATCGCGCGCCGCCTGCGACTCGCCGTAGTTCATCGCGAACGACACCGCCTGATGCGCCGTTCTGAAAATCCCCGCTGCTGCTTGTTTTTCGCTCATTCTCGCTTTTCGGTTTGTCAAAGAAAACGCGCCGCCAGCCGTGATAGCTGTGCGGCGCGTTGCCGATTATCCCCACCCCTTAGCGGGACTGAACATGAGCCGATTCGGGCGGCTCGCTGCGATCCGTCCGGCGCATTCGCATTACTTGCCCTTCACCAGCTCGCCGTCCGGGTTGTTCGGGTCATACGTGCCCGTGTTCGGGCCGTTCGGGTCGTATTGCGGGATGATTTCGACCTTTTGGTTGCGCAGGAACAGATTGCGCACCATCCCGCCGACGATGACCACGACGGCGACCGCACAAAACCCGTAGATAACGATGTCGCTCATTTTTGTTTTTCCCTCTCAGTGAATGACCGTGAATGTGATGCCGTTTGCCGTGAGCCAGTCGCCTAGCGCGTGCCGTGGCTCTGTTGCCTTCGGCCACTGATACACGATCTCGATATTACCGTCGGGCCGCTCGCTTATTTCTCCGGCGAATGGCGCGCCGGGATAGGTCACGAATGGCACGCCGTCAACGATTGCCCGCTGCGCGTGTTCCGCCAGCGCTTCGGGCACGTCGTCTTTCAGGATGAACGCCAACGCCGTCATTCCGCCGCCACCGATACGCCGAACCGCTCGACCACCAGAGCGCGCGCCGCCGCTTCGAGGGGCGTCTCACCGACACCGTAGGCCGCGCTTTCGCTGTCTGCTCGCGCCACCCATCGGCCGCCGTCCGGGTAGATGCCAACGCGCCGCCGCTCAATCAGCGCGCCGCCGTCTTTCCAATCTGTCGACGGACGGAACGGCCCGCGCATCCGATATTCGCGCTTGTCGTCGCCCGGAAGCATGAGCCCGCGGACGCCGACCGTTACGCGAGTCACGAGGCATTGGCCGCCCTCGATTTCCACCGACAGGTCCAACGCCTTCCCCGTCCAGTAGTCGAGCGCCGCGCCGGCCAGTTCGCCCACCATGACACGCTTTGCCTTTTTCGTTCCCGGCGCGTTCGGGACGGAAAGCTCATACTCGCCCGATTCCATGAAGGGCGTGAGCGTCGCCCGGTTGTCCTTCACAAAGGCCGTGACCCATGCGTGTTCCATGTCGACCATTCGCGAGCGGTCGACCAGATAGGCGCGCATCGGCTCAGGAATCCACGCCAGCACGCGCACTACGTCCGGCAGTCGTTCGCCGTTATGCACAACGCGCTTGACCGCGTACACCATCGTTTCGACCGGCGCGTCGACCTCGCCGTGCCCCGTCCTCCCCCTGACCAAAAAGTGATCCTGCGATGGGATTTGCACCAACAGCCGCGTAGCTCGCATCGTCGCCGCCCCCTCACCGCGCACCGAAAAACCACTTCGATCGGCCGCTCGACATGAACGGCGCAAGCTCGCGCGCGTTCTGGCTCACCCGCGCCGTAGCCCGGAGAACAGACCGCGAATTTGGCCGCCAGCCTTCCGCCGACTGAAGGATCGCCCGCGCACGGGTCGGCACGTAAATGTCGACGGCCACCACGTCGGGCCGATACTCGCCGCCGTCAGCCTTGCGGATACGCCGCGCCACGAAGCAATGCGCCTCGACCGTCTCGACCGTCTTGCGCCCCTTGATCGTTACCTCAACGTCTACAGCCAGTCTCATAGCCTGATTCCCATTTTCTCGTTTCGAGCCGGCACCCATCGCCGGAAAGCATCGTTCCACGTCTCGCGCTTCTCATCGCGCGTCAGCTTGTTGCCCTGATCGTATTCAGCGTGACACCAGTAGCAGGCCGGCACCGTGAGCCCGTCTGCGACCTTGAGCCCCATTCCCTTCCCTTCGTTGCGGTGCGCCGGTACGACGGTTTCATCCGCCGGCCGGCGCGGACATATGCCGGGAATCAACAGGTAGCAGGGCTCACCCCTACACGCCGCCAGATACTTCGCATCCTCGCCCGTAGCTTGCTTCGGCCGGGACGCTTTGCGCCGCTTGGCGGGCCTCTCATCCCGCGCCGCCGGGTCGGCGGCCTTACGCTGGAAACCCTTCGAGGGCTTCGAGAACGTCGACCACTGACCCGGTTTCGCCTTGACCTTGAACGGCGTTCGTTTGAGCGTGCGCTTGCGGTTTAAGCAGTCCTCACGGGGCTGCGCACGACTCAAGCTGCTCAAGCGCAGAACCCCGCCGCCCGCTGCTGCTGGCCGACCGACGCCATGTCGTGAAACGCCGAGTAGACGAGCGGATCGAGATTGCGCAGCCACGAGTTGCGGGGCCAGCGACCGCCAAACTCCGAATCCGGCTTGCGGCGCGTCGCGCGGCGGTTGTGCTGCCCGTTGTAAATGTTCTTGCCCGGCCCGTAGACGTACACCAGCGCTTGCGATTCCTTATCCACAACGTGAATCGACTGCCCCGCATCCTCTGCCGACAACTGCCGCACGATGAAGGCGACCGTTTTGCGAGGCGTCCGCAGCGCTTCCGCGATTTGAACGACGGTACGGCGGCGGCCGTCTTGCATCAGTTCCTCGACGCGCTCGGCGGTCGACATTTTCGGAACAACGATTTGGTCTTTACTGTTGTGCATTTTCTACATTTCAATTTGCATTGATGCGCGCATGTTTTGCGCGCACCGGGCGGCCATCACTGAATCCGCACCGGAGCTACTACACTTCCTGAATCTCGATACCGTGAACAGCACGCATCAGGTGTCGTTTCAGCGAATACACGGGCGTTTTCATGCCCTTCACGTCCTCGACTACCTGCTTACCGTCGCGCTGATACACAAAGTCCGCTACGTATGTCCGGGCACGCTTTCGCTTCCCATCCATCACCACAGCCGGCGCGATTTCAAAGCTCACCTGCAACCGCAAATCACTGATGATTCCGGCGGTCTGCATGCGCTTGAGGTCGAAATACCTCGACCGCTCGCGTGCGCTATCAAACTTGATCCCGTCAGCCTCACACTTCCGGTTTCCGTACTTCGCGGCTTTCGCCGTACTGCCAACAATCGACGGCGCGCCCACGCCGTCCGCAATCTCGTCAAACCCTGCATCGACGCTTGGCAAGTTGCCCGTCGTTCGGGCAATCAACCGCTGCGCTGTCGATAGCTGCGACCTAATCCGGGCCGTGCCGATGTGCGTTGCGTCGCCCTGCACGTCGATATCCCACCCCATCTGTCGCGCGCCGCCTTTCGGCTTCCGCCTACTGCCTACCGCCTGCGACAACGCTGCCCGCGCCGCCGCCAACCTTTCGTCCTTTCCTTGCATCTACCTCCATCGCCCTAGCCGGGCTTTGCTTCGAACCTCACCGGATTCAACTGACACGCTCTGCCGCCAACCACGAAAACCCAATCGGGCTGATGCGCGCAGTTCCGAAACCCAAGCCTGTACATTCGCGTATGGCCGGGCCGCTCCGTTGCGTGCTTGCACCCTCTACACAACTTAGGGATGCTTACCTCTTGGTAAGCGTATTCCCCCCGTGTTTCTCGCATCCCCTTACCCCCCGGTCATCGGCAGGCCCAATGCCTCGTGTGCGATGCGCAGCTTGTTCAAGTCATGGCTTCCGGGCCGCCAGCGTTCTTCCCGCACAATCCTTTCCGCCCACTGCATATTTCCGCCCTTCGACTTGTTAAGCGGCGCTGCCTGCCTTGCGATCCGCTCGATTTGCTGCTGACCTTCCGCCCTGCTCGTTTCTGCCGCGCCGGGAGCCGCAAGCATCGCGACACGCTCGGGAACCGGCGGCACGCTACCCGACTGCTGCACCTGCGTAAGCGCAGCCCTGAAACGGGGGAGTAGCTGCGCGTGCGTCTGCTGCACCATGTCCCACTCACCGATCTTTGCCGCCGCCCAAAAAATCGCCGGGTCCGACCAAACGTCTTTGCCGTTCTGCCTGCGTCGCATCTGCTCGACCGCTTCGTGCAGCGCTGCGTCAACATCGATTGCCGGCTTACACGCTTCGATGAATTCCCCCCAACCCGGCGCGTACTTCATCCGCTCGCAACCCCGGATACCGCGCCGCAGGTCGCCGGGCGTCAGCTTGGCGTCTACGATCCGCTGCCCCCATGCTCGACGCATATTCGCAATCCCCGAGTCCTCCCCGCCGACCATTACCCCGCTCTCGAACTTCGCCACGAACGGCCGACCGAACAGACCGAGCAACTCGGCAAAGACGTAATCCATTGCGGCATCAATGCGCGACTGCTGCGCGCCGCCGGCTGCAACCTCCGTCAATCCGCACCCCCATCAATCCATCGCGCATCGCCATCAAACGTTCGGTCATCGCGCGGCGCTTCGCCGTAACCCGCCTGACCCGGCATACCGTTCGGGAACAGCGCGGCATACGATCCGCAGCGCTGCTCATCGCGTCGGCTCGGCGCTTGTTGCTTCGCGCCACCACTATTTCGCAGGAACCAATCCGCTTTGAAGCCCTGCCATGACGCGCCAGCCGCATACTGCACTGCCTGCGCGGGCGTCATGCCGACCTTTGCCGCTTCGCGCTGCACGGCCTCCCACACCGTCGCCGTCACCTCCTTGCCCTTGCGGGCGGTCATCCAGTCGGCAGCGTGTTGCAGGTCCACGCCCTGAGCCACCAGAAACGCTATCGACTGCTCGCGCTTCGTGACCCGCTTCGCTTTCTGCCCGCTTGGCGGATCGGAAGGCGGCTTGTCCGCCTTATCTTTTGACTTATCTCTTATGTATTTCTCTCTTGGTTCTCTCTCTTTCGTGTTTTCCGAATACCCCCTTCGGTTTTCCGAATAGGGTTCTTCGTGTTTTCCGAATACCCCCCCTTCGGTTTTTCGAATACCCCCGTCCGCCTCTACAGGGGGGCGCGGAACCATCCAAATTCGACGTTCCACAACCTGTTTTCCGTCCCGGACGTAATCGATCCGGATGCACCCGCGACGCTCTAGCGCATTGATGACTTCCGACACCCGCGACACCGACAGTCCGAAGAATTCCGCGAAGCGCTTGTTGCTCGCGTAGCAGCCCCGACCCGGCGTTTCGAGACTGTCAATCTCGACCAACATCACCTTGTCAACTATCGACAGCGAGCGGTCTAGCCACAATTCGGCGGGTATCCATATGCCCTTGAACTTCCGCTGTTCCGTCATCGCCCGCCTTCGACCAACAGCGCCGGTTGGGCACACCGCGCCGCCCCCGTGCGGAGAAACGCCCAATCGACGGACGGCTGCAAATCCTCACATCGCACCGCGCCGCCCGACTCCCGCTCGATTGCGATGCAGAAGCCCGCGCCGAGCTGCTGTTTCCGGCAAATCGCCTTACGCAGATAGTTGACGCTCGTGCCGACGCGCTGCGCGAACTCGCGCTGCCTTGCCGTCGTGAGCGAGTTGAGAAAGACCTTGAGTTTTTCCATAAAGGCTCCGTTGAACCATGACACACACTTTACTCCGGGTAACATTTTACCGCAACAGATTTGTTACCTAAGGGAGCCTCGCCTGATCGAGCCCTATTGGTTACGCACAACACCCAAGGTTCTTACCTTTGAGAAAATGTCGCGCCCGCTGTACGATGGCAGGTAATGAACAACTAACGGGGCTGAATTCCCTACACGCATGGACAAGTACGAACACCGCCGCCTTCGCCTCATAGAAATCCGCGACGACCTGTGCAATGGCAAAGCATCGGAACTGGCCCGAAAGATCGGAAAGACGGACTCATACGTTGCCCGCATGCTTTGGCCGGAAGGGAAAGACGGCCGGAAACGCATGGGCGGGGAAATAGTGTCGCAGGTCGAGGACGCGATCGGCATCCCTCGCGGCTCGCTTGACGGAACCGACCCAATCCTTCATTTATTACAAAATGTCAAGACTGTTCAAATAACCAATACCAAAGGTAACATCAAGGGTCCGAACATTGAAGCCGTGCCCCAATTTGGCGCGGCGCAACGAGTCCCGCTCATTTCGTGGGCGAGTGCCTTGGAGACCGAGAGATTGAATGCTGTAGTAGAAGAATGGATAAACGCGCCGTTTCAGGTAGTGGACGAGTCGTATTACCTGCGAGTGCGAGGGCTATCAATGCATAACCCGGCCGGCGAACCGTCGTTTCGCGACGGCGACCTGATCCTTGTAGAGCCGGCGCAGACGGCAGACGGGGGCGCGCTCGTACTTGTCGAGATTCCGGGCGAACCGGAACCGATATTCCGCCAGCTTTACGTCGAGGGACGCGACCGCTACTTGCGCGCCCTCAACCCGGATTGGCCGGAGGGCATTACCCGCCTTAGCAGCGACGCCAGGGTAATCGGCGTTATACGGTCGAAGCTTGTGCGTTATTGACCGCACCCCGCAAAGAGCCACGCACCGACGTGGCTTTTTTTTACCTCGAAACTTTCCCTTAGGTATTGACCTGACAATTCCCCTTAGGTAACATCCATTCCATCGTAACGAACCGACAGGTAATCGCGATGGACAAGGATCGAATCACGGAATACGCGAAGGGCTGGAACGCCGCGCAAATGAATCGCGCGCTCCCGGCAGATGCAGGTCTCATCGCGGCGATCGGCTTCCGCGACGTAACGCAGGCTCGCCCACAACGAGCAAAGCGGCGCGCAGCCAAGGCAAAGGAAATTCCGCAACGTGTCGAGGGTTGGCGCTTCGCGGGAGCGGCCGGCCGGTTCACGGTATGGCACGCAGGCAAGAACGATTACCGCGTGACTGACGGCGCGCAGGGCGAGGTAGTAGGCACCCGCGACCAGTTCGGCCTCGCTCATGCACTCGCGCGCCGCCTCTACGACTACGCCCGCCTTCACGTCGAGCAATGAGTGCGACACGGCAACACGTTCGTTGCAGGCATTGCCAGAAGCGGCGGTGTCTGCCCCGCCTGCTCTCCGAATACGAGACGCCGCCAGCCTGCCGCACCTGTGCGCGGCGCGACTACCGCGTCGACAAATGGATGAATCGCCGGAATACGACGCTCGCGTGCTGTAGCTGCGCGGGCTACTGGTTCCCGCATCGGCGCGGCTCCCTTTATTGCTGGCATCGCGCGGACGGCACGAACCGATACCCCGGCGATCCCGACTTTGCCGACCGAAATTACGACCCCGAGATTCACTCACTAGCGAGTCACGCAGCATGAGCAATCGAATCATTTCTGGCGTCATCGCCGCGACTGCAACAGCTACCGCCATCGGCCTGTCTGCCGTCTCAGGCATCCAGCGCGGCGGATGGGAAAGCGAGCGCGCCCTGTTGATCGCAATGGGCGTCGTGCTCGTCGTCGCGGCCCACCTGATCCCCGCGTTGACGCGCGGAAAGCCTGCAACGGCGCGAATGATCGGCTTCGCAATGTGGGCGGCGGCGATGGCGGCGACCTGCTACGGCCACGCGACGTTTTTCGTGTTCGCAGCGAGTCATGCGGGCGACGAGAGGGCCAGTCACGTTACTGCCGAACCCGTTACCGCGTCCCGTGACCCCGTGACTATCGCGCGTGACCGCGCCGCCGTAGCGGGCAAGCTCGCTCAAGCAGAGGCCGAGCGATGCCGCCGCACCTGCCCCGAATTGCAGGCACGCCGGGCAAGGCTGGCGGGCGAAATACAAGCGCTCGACGTTGAGCGCGGCGTGGCGGCACGAGATTTGGCGGCGCGCGAGCGCGTGACCGTCGAGCGTGACGCGGCGGCGCGCGACCCGATGGCCGCAGCGCTTGGCTGCTCCCCGCTGCTGGTCGGCATGTTGTTCGCCGCCGTGCTTGAGGGCGTCGCCTGCCTCTGCTGGACGCTCGCCCTATCTCCGGTTGAACGCGTGACGAATCACGTTACCCGTGACGTGACTGCGCCAGTAACAGTAACGCCGGTCATCAAGGCTGCCGAGAGTCCGACCGAGCGAATCGCCAGAGCATGCGCCGATTCTGCCCCGGCCGAGAAAGCGGCCAAGCCCGCTCCGCCAGTCGTTACCGAATTCGACCTTGAGCGCACCCGCGCCGCCGTCGAGGCGAACCAGCTACGAGCAACCGTGATCGAGATTCGGAAGTTTCTCGGATGCTCCCAGAGCCGCGCAGCAGCCATCGCAAAGCAACTCAAGCAACCTGTTTAAACATGCACTCGACCATCCCCCGAACCCTCGCAGACTACCGCGAAAAGACGCGGACGCAGAGGGTCTACACCTTCACCCGCAAGCGATGCGCTTGCGGCAAGCAAGTAACAGCGCGCCAGCTTGGCGTATTCGGCCGATGCGCCACCTGCCACAAATCGAACCAAGGGAACAATCAATGACCACCACCAATAACAGCCGCGCTGATGCGCTGACGGAATACGCCGGAAATGTGAACCGTTTGATTGGCGGCCTGTGGATCGAAAGGGCCGTCGATGGCCGGGGCGAGCTCGAACGGCTCTTGCGCGACGTTCGCGAATCCACGTCGATGCACCTCGCAGCACCCGCTGTCGAGCAGCCCGCAGCGGCGCCGGAACCGCGCGCGCATGAGTACGCGCGGGCCGATCGCGTCTGCACCGAGTGCGGCGAGAAGGCCACAGCGTTCTTCAGCAAGGCGCTTGGTGCGGGCGGTTCGTCGCCGTGGATGACGCAAAATGAGACGCACGCGGAAGGGTCGACGGACGATAGCTGGATCGATACCGAGACGAAACGCCAGTTTGCGCACCTCGACACCGCCCCCGCGCAGGCGGCGAAACTAGCGGCGATCCCGGCCGGCTGGAAACTCGTCCCGATCCAACCGAGCGGCGTAATGAAGGATGCCGGACATTCGTCGTTGCCGGTCGGCGTCGGTGGTCCGTGGACAGCGGCGGCCGTCTATCAGGCAATGATCGACAACGCGCCGCCACCTCCCGGGCAGGCAAACGCAGACGACAGCGAGGGGGCGCAATGATTGAGGCAGGCGAAGTATTGAACGTCGCGCGGCGCGCAGTGCAACTCTATGCGGAGACACACCCTCGACCGTCACACGTCACGATCCAGCAAGCGGCCGAAATGATGGGGTTGAGCCGCCACACTGTGAGCAAGATGGTCGGCATGGGGACGTTCCGGCTCAACAAGTGCGGGCGCATCCCCATCGGCCAAGTTGACATCGCACTACAGGGTAGCTAACCGAGCGGCAATATCAGCAGCGGATTCGCGGTAATACGTCCGCTGCAATATCTTCAGGTCGGCATGGCCGCTTACTCGCGCCAACGTCATCACGTCGACCTTTCGGGATAGCCGGGTCAATGCTTCGGCCCGGCTGTCGTGGAAATGCAGACTGGCAATCGACGGGTAAGCGACAGCCAGCCGCTCCCTCGCCTTTCGGAACAGGGCATCGAGGCTTTGACTCGAAATCGCAAAGCATCGCTCCCTATCCGCCACCACACGCAGCAATCTCACGGCCTGCCGGGTCAACGGCACCTCACGCGGCTTACCGGTCAAGTGCTGCATCTTGTGCGGCACGCGAGCCACGCGTTTATCGAGGTCAAGCGTACCTTTCCCGAGCGCCAATATCTCACCCGCACGCATAGCCGAGCGCAGCGCGACCAAGAACACGAGCGCCGTCTCTTGCTGCAACGATTGCGGCGGCACACCTGCCCTATATCCCAACTGCCTGCAAATCAGCTTGACCTCTGTCGGGGATACGCGTCGATCCCTTGATGGCGGCTCGGCGGGCAAGCGGAAGCCCTCGAACGGGTTGGCGTCCATCCACCGCCATTCCTTGCGCGCGACAGAGAATGCGTTTCGCAGCCAGCTAATATCACGCAGGACTGACGCCACGCCCACCGCCGGAACCGGCTCCCCATCACTCCCCACGAATCCCCGCAGTCGCGCATCGCGCCATGCGGCAAGATCGGGCGTCGTGACTTCGGCCAGCGTCTTATCCGCCAGTTCCGGGAAGTTGCGCAGGAATGCCCGCAGCCGCAGCGACTCGGGGCGCGAGCCGCGTTTCGACGGGATTATTTCCTTGTCGTACTGCTCCAACATGGCGCGCACGGTGTAGCGCTCGGCCGGTTGTTGCGCAGCCTGCTTACGTATCTCAAGCTCGCGCGCTGACGCCCATGCCTTAGCCTCGCGCTGCGTTCGAAACGTCTGGGAGTCGCGGACCGGTTTGCTGGCCGGATCGGGCTTAACTGAAATTTGCGCCCGCCAACCGTCTTTGTAGGGAGTAATTGAAGCCAT